GAACTTGGAGTAGGCTCCAAGTGCGTAAAGTCGTAGCTGCGGGTTATCTTGCGCATGTACCGGAATGCCTTTTCCGAACTTGAGGTCGATGACGCGAATGGTGTGCTTAGAAAGTATAACCACATCGGCCGTACCAAATCCGTCAGGAACCCAATCACTGAAGTCCACACGCTGCTCAAATAAAGGTGTATCGCCGTCTCCAATCTGAGACCGGACATAAAGAACGTAGTTATCAACGTTGGCCTCGAAATCGTCTCGTTCAATGGGGGAGTAGTTTTTGTAGATCGGGTGCGTCTTGATGATTTCGTATTCGCGGTCATATTCGTCGTGTCCTATTTGATTAAATTGAAGTCGTAGGCGTATTTCGCCAAGTGAGTGTGCCAGTGTACCTTCCGCAGAGAAATCAATCCCCTTGGTATTTCGTTTCTGTTCTGGTAGTGTGGCCTCAAGTCTGGCCGAGGGGGTGCAGGATAGCCACCTTTTGGAGCCTGAAGCGGATAAAAGCGCATGTGCTGTCAATTTAGTCTTTCGTGTCTGATTAGTCGTACATATATTAATGCAAAAAAGGCACCCTTTTGAGGTGCCTTTTTATTTATTTTTTAGGTAGGGCGGAATTTATTCTTTTAATGCCTTAATTAAAGCAGCTATTTCACCGTTAAAATCTACCACAACTTCTTTTTTAATATCCTGCTTGATATCCATACGTTGTGAGTAGTCGTCTGGGTATTGTCCTTTTAAGGCCACTTCAGCAACTCTAGAATTAAAGGCTTTATTGTCAATGTTAGCTAGTAGCATCATCTCCCAAAACGCCTGCCCGTAGGTAGTTGCTAGGTCTAGTACCTCAGCAAACTCCGGATCCTCTTTTTTCCACTTAGCTGCGGTGGCCTTACTGATATTAATTGCGGCGTACATGGTTTTTTGGGATGCGCCCTGCTTACCGAGTTCCAAAACGGTCTTAGCCATTTCCTCAGTGAACATTTTTTTATTTGGTGATGGTTTTTTTGTGGTCATAATTTTTCTAATTATTGTGGGGTGCCTGGATTCTATGATGGCTCCAGGGGGCCATTAGCTTTCTTTACAGCTCGGAGAGCTTCACAGCTAGTCCTATCTATATTAATGCAAAAAACCGCACCATTCCGCCCTAAAAATCACCGGGCAGAATGATAGTCTTTTTAGGTGCCGAGGGTGGCGTTTTATCGCCATGCTCCCTGCGGTACCTTAACGCGTCATTTAGCATCATCTTGGTCATTGCCAGCGCTTTTTCCTGGTGCTCCTGCTCCTTTTGGGCGTTGGTTCGCTCAGCTTTTCGCTCTACTTCCTTGATGATATTGTTGCTAATTCCTGCGTGTTTAAGCAGCTGCTTGAGGTTCACTTGGGGCCTCCTCATTTACCTGTGGTGCGCACTGTGCCTGTATGGCATTGATCAAACCAACAGATTGAACAAACGGCAAGGTGCCTAACAAATTCAAGATGGCGTTAATATCTTTAACACTAAACTTCAATGTTAAAATTTTGCTCTCTAATGGGTCTACTTCTGTTGCTGCTACGTCGACTGTATCAGTCATTTTTTACTTCCTTTCTTAGGTTGTTTAATTCCAAACATTTCATATCTTGCTTCTAACTGCTTCGGGTCTGTGCAGTACTGGTTAAGCTCCATCTTCTGACAATACATATCCATTAAGGACTCGCAGCGCATGTCGTGGAGGGTCTTAATGCCAAGTAATGCGTTTAGTACATCATCTTCGCTCATTGGTACAGGGTGATCGCCGTAATGTTTGAACAATAAATTGATATCCTCACTAGTTTGCCACGCCAGCATAATGGCAGATTCTAGGTCAATTTTTGGGTTCATTTCATCCTCTTCTTAGCTTTTTTAATATCTGCGTCAAAGTTAACGCTATACCAACCACCGACTATCTTAATTGCTGGGAGTAGTACTTCCCATGAAGCAATGTCATCCTCATGCCAAGCATCGCCATTTTTCATCATACTTGAGACACTGACATAACTTTCTGCTAGACCAGATCTTATAATCTCGTCTGTAAAATCATTATCTAATTCTAATTTCATTTCCCACACTCCTCTTCTTGTTTGTTTACTTTAATTCGTTTTGCAATCTCCCGGCCAATGTACCACTGCGCCTTGCGTAGGTCTTCTACCGCGTCCTTCTTTAGATCACATCGCCAGATATACTTTAGTGCGTTACCAAGGTTAAACTCCATGTGCTCTGTGATTTGAATACACTCAACGCCACTTGGGTGCTCTGTATAGTGCTTAGGATGGTTGACTGGATCGTGCATGTCTTAGCTCCTTAAGTTGTTTTTCCATGATCTGTAGCTCTTCCTGGCTATCACATACCCAGANCCCCAATAAATCTTTATACATGCTAGTGTCGATATCTTCCACACCGCAAATTGTCTCCATAACATAACTGCCTCTGTANNTGTGCTCCACAATGAAATGAGTCATAGCTTTAATTCCTTTTTAATGAACTCAACACCCTTAAAGAAATGATACCTCCAATACTTTTCTGTTACCCCAACGTCAGCATAATTTAATCCATCTAAAAACGCCTCTAATACAAATTGTTGTTTTGTTGGCAAAACATCTGATATCATTCTTCGGATATCACTTACATCTTCCGGGTTCCAAGGCAGCCACCCCTCAAGTATCGGTGGGTTGGGCTCAACGCTATCCTCTTTTTCAAGGGGGTCAATGTCCTCATCCGAAAGCCTGGGGGCAATAGCGTTGATCTTGTGCTTGGTTTTTGTTTTCATACTATATTAATGCAAAATTCAGGGTGTCTAGAAGGGCCTGTTGCAAATTTATTTTTCCGTCCAGTACCTTGACCACCTGCTCGTCGATACTATTAGACATTGTTAGGTGGTGTATAATAACGGGCTTGGTCTGTCCTTGTCTGTATATCCTTGCATTTGCCTGTATATAGTTCTCTGAGCTCCATGGGAGATCAAACCAGACTGTCTGCGCTGTATCACCAACGTTGCACTGAAGATTGAGCCCGATGCCTCCAGATTGTGGGTGTGCAAATAGCATGCGGATCTCTCCTCTACGCCACGCCTCAATGTTGTCATCATCCAATACCACACCCTGTGGAAACTGAAGCCGTAGTCTTTGGAGGGAATGTTTGAAGTGGTAGAACACCAGCGTAGGAGAGGAGCTCTCCTCCATGATCGACTCAAGATATTCCAGCTTAGAGCGGTGGACTTCATGCGTGTCCCCCTGCTCGTCATAGACCGCGCCTGATGTAAATTGAAGGAGCTTGTTCGCGAGTGCCGCCGCTGTTGGGGCTGTGATTTTTTCTTTTTTGATGTCGACAACCATCTCTTTTCTAAGCTCATCGTATTGTTTCCTTACCTGTGGGTCAAAAGATATACTGTGGTATACATAGGTACATTCGGGTAGTTGCAGGTAGTCCTCTGCCTTAAGTGAGAAACAGATGTCTGATATTTTGTCCTGTACAATCTTATCACATCCGGCCTTAAACTTCCATGAGTACACCACCCGGGTGTGCCGGTTCATTTGATCCGGCGTCATGTATTTGTCCCTAAAGCGGGTAAGGCTAGTCTCCAAACGCTCTCCTAAGTCCAATATACCCACCTGGGACCAGAGATCTTGCATGCCCTGAGGGGTAGGTGTACCAGTGAGGATTAAACGCCGTGAGAAGCCCTTTAAATGCTTCTTAAGCGCCTTGAATCGTTTGGTGCTTGGGTCCTTAAATCTGGACGATTCATCTATTACTAAGTTAGTAAACACTAACTTGTCTGAAAGGCCACAGAGCCACGCTACGTTTTCAAGGTTAACTAAATAAATATCTGCCTCCAAATTTAATGCTGCTAGTCTTTGGCTTGGGCCTCCCATTATCTTGCTGACTTTGAGGTGCTTTAGATGGTCCCATTTTTTCACCTCGGCATCCCATACCGTCTCTGCTACTCGCTTGGGTGCTATGATTAGTGTCTTCCCCACGAATTGTTCCGCTATGATCGTCAGGGCGGTTGTTGTTTTCCCCAAACCTGGGCAAAGTAAAAGTCCCATGTTTCGTACGGATATCGCCTTGTTGATTAGGTCTTGTTGATACTGGTGTAGCTGTGTTCTTTTTAGCATGTGTTTGATTCCATATCCAGTCTGCAATGTCGTAGTGGTCCTGCATTGTCCCATTGTCCTTCATCTTGTTTGCCTTGCTGCTGATAAACGCGATGTTACCAACGACGTACCCAATCTCGGGGTGTATCTTATCTAGCTGGGGGGTATCGAGGCGGGTCTTTCCCTTACCCAGCCCCGACGCGCCCCATACAAATGGTGTATTAAATATGGGGCACACATCGGTTGCAATGTCTACTAGGTCCTTAAGCGTGAGATTAAATGGGACATTGTCCCTAATGGACCTGGCCCTTGCGTTGCCTAGGTATGCCTTAAGGTGTTGTAGCTTTGTTGATGAAATCATCAATTTGCTCCTTGCTTCTTAGGATTTGTACCTCAAAGCCCTGTTCATTTAGTTGGGAAAAAACTATCGTCTGCCTTGGAGATATCTTGCCAGTCAAAGTCTTTAGCTCCACTAGATACACCTGCCCCGCTAGGAAAACTAGACGATCCGGTACCCCCGACACTGAGCTGATCCACTTGAAGCTCAGGCCCTTTGACTCTTTTACTTTTTTGTTTAAGTAGCTTTCCACTTGCTTTTCTAGCATGTTTTTCTTTCTCATGTAAACAGATCTTAAAGATCTGGCCGGCTAAGTGACCGGATAGGTAGGCCCGGGTCTCATTGACAAAGTTATCCTCTTCACCTATATGCTCGGCCAGATGATCCACAGCGTGACTAACTTCGTGAGCAATCGTATCAACCAGCTCGCCAAGGTTATCGTTAACAAGAGACATATCAAAAACCAAAATAATGATAGCATCTTTTCCGTCGCCAATGAGGTGCGTCTCAGCAATTCCACAATCCAGCGCGTTAGCTTTAAGGGTAACATCGTGATCCTTTAGTATCTGTTGAAAGACAGTATTGTCAAAGCATAGCTTAACGATGTCTGGAAAGAATCCGACGTTGAGCTTGTAGTAGTTATACTTTTTATTTTTGATGGCCATTAGTGTCTCGTGTTCTTTGGCTTGTTTAGTTGGGCCAGGATCTCTTCTCGCTCCTCGTCATCAAGGTCATCGACTGAGACAGACTCCTCAAAGATTTCACCTGTCTCAACAAGCTGCGTAATGCCACGCACGAGCTCCATGTACTCCTCCTCACCTAGGTCCAACTCATCGGCCCAACCCTCCACAAATACCACCGGCATCTTCTTGGTCATCTATTTCCCCTTAATATATTTAGCATGCGTTTTGTGTAGGAATCTTTTGGTGTTTTTTCCTGCTCAATGTGTTGCTTTAGGAGTGCAATAACACCAATCTCAACGAGCTTACTGGTTGTGAATTCATTGAGGTCAAGGTTGTAATTTGCGGAGCCGTCATCATTCTCACTGACGTAGGTCATTGTGAACTGGATGTCGTTTGTATCTGATAAATAGGGCTTTGTCATTTCTTTAGTCCTTTACGTAGTTCATGTGAGTGTAGTTTTTTGCCTGGGTCCTTTACCTCACCGGCCGACTTGGCCACCTTGGCGGCCTTAGTGCGACCGACAACTTCACCTGTGGATAGTACAAAGTCATGCTTGGCTCCCTTGGCGCCCTTGCCGGCCTTTTTGATGATGTCGTCGTGGCTCTGTGATGGTGTGCCCTTGACTACCTTGCCGGACTTCTCTTTAATTGCTGGCTCAATTACTTTAACTTTTTTAGTCATCTCTTTTCCTTTTGTTGTACGTGCCACTGACATAGCTCCTTGTAGTACCTAATTTCTTTTTCATATTTTTCATAGGTTCGGTTGTAAATATCAATCTGCTGCTGTAGCTCAGGGTCTTTGGGTTTGGCCCAGTAGCCTGCTAGTGCGCCTGCTAGGAAGGCGATGAATAGTTCAGTCATTTTTCCAATCCGTTTCTTAAGCACACAAACCGATATACTTTTGAGCTGCCTCTTGTTAGTCCTTCAGCTTGGTTGCCGGCTCTTTGACATTGTTCTTGCGACGTAAAACCATCAATGTGTTGCAGTGCCACGCTGTCACCATTGGCAAGTACTCCGGCATAAATATACATTACTAAAATCCAATTCATACATTTCTCCAATATGTGTCGTTAGGGTTGGCCAGCATGCTGGCAATAAGCTCGTCTGCGGTTTGGAACCACTGGATGCACTTGAGCCCGTCTGCTTGGTAGATGGTGAAGCTCATCTCAATACCTCTGCTGATTTAAGTTCACCTGTTTCACCATCATGGATAAGTTTCAATGCTCTTTCCGAGTTTCTTACATAACAGCTTATTGGAGCTTCTGACCATCCATGTTCATTAAAAGTTAAAAATGTTGTGTAATCGGGCTTAAATTCCGGCTTGATGCGAAAATCCAAATTTTTGTTGCTCCAAACTGGGTCAGTTGTATCAAACCACTCATTTGAATTTCCCACATGACTGCATAAAGTTCTTGCTTCAATTTCAGCACCATCAGCCCATGCTTTTATTATTTCTGCGTGTGGGTGTTTCATAGCCTATTCTCCTATTCCGTGGGCGCGTTCGATGGCGCGGGCGATTTCAATTGGGAAGTATTTGTGTTTGGCTATCTCCCAGCATTGGTCTACATACTCTTGAGTTTGTTTGTAGATTTCCATACACTGCTCATCAGTCAACGGGATACGTTGCGCGTCTTGCCGGTCTTGTGTGGTGAAGGTGGTCATTTCTCGCTTGCCTCTTTTTCTAATTGATGTACTTTGCTCATTGCCTGTGTTGCCAAATTGTGCATATCTTTGTACTTGCGTTTCCATTCTTCAATTTCTTCACGCATTATTCCAACCACATAGTCTGCGTTATCTAATAAAGCATCTACCTCTGATTTTGATGGCTTATACGAATGTCTATCAAACCCCCACGGCTCGCTAACCAAATCCCAATTTCTGTTTCTCAACGCCTCTATTTCGGCTTGTTGCTGGCGTAGCATGGTGGCTGCTTCTTTTAACTTTTCTTTGTCAGAAAATATGTCATGTTCTGCTTCTTTGTAAGTTGTAATCTTTTCTAATTCATCTGCTAGTTCATTTGCGTTCATTTCTCTTGTGCCTTTCTTAATAGCCACCCAGCAATACAATCAAAGTAGAAAACCAAAGAATTAAATTAACAGTAATAACTACTGTAAAATATATTTGCTGATTATTCATTTCTCTTGTGCCTTTCTTAGTATCATTAGGCAATCTTGTACGTCATTTACTGCTTCATCATTACATGACAAACGCAATAAATCTTCAGCCCATTTGAGAGTGCCAATTAGTTTAGACTTTTCATCAGCCGTTAGTG